GTTAGCGCGAAGTGTATAACCTTTGGCATCAACGACTTCAGGCACACCCGGATTCGGGATGCTGTCATTCAGCGGAATGTCAAGGTTGAAGTATTCCTGTGACTGGATCGTTGCATCATCCTGACCTTCGGCGATGTTGCCAAGGTAGATCTTGGTGATGTTGCCGTTTTCCTCGGAAAGGTCAGTGGCGACGCGGAGTTTGCCAACGGTCCAGTTGCTATCTGCCGGGAATGATGCGGTCTGATAATCCTCAGATACAGCAGCGCAACCACCGAAGTTGCTGTTGCTATTGGTGATGGTCAGTTCACCACCGCTTTGTGTCCAGTGATGGATGCCTTGGCCGATGGCAAAGACTGACACCTCTTGGATGATGGCATTGTTGACCGCACGGATGTGGAACGACCGACGGTTGGGATCCATCCGCGTATCGTCGGGATCCGTTGTGATGTAATCGTTGTAATCAGAGAACGATCCCCATGATCCACCGCTGTATTTCTGCCAGCAGTTCAGATCGCGTTGCAGGCTGACGCCAGTGAACTGCGCGATAACGCAGGAGCGCAGACCGTTGACTTGGCCGCCATCAGTGAAGACACCGCACAATCCCCACTCCGAACGGCTGGAGCAGTTGTAGATATAAGGCGATGCACCTTGTGTAGTGTCGCTCGTGATCGTCTGCGAACCATCAGCGGGAAAAGTGCCGACGATTTTCCATTCTGTGTCGCGTTTGACGGCCAGATCGTTGCTGATGTTGCCGGTGTTGTTCGCACCACCAAATGCGGTGCGGATCTTGCCATAGAACTCGTCAAGATCAGCGGCGCTTGCAAACTGGAAGCAGTCGACGAGGTGATGGCTGGAACTTGCGTTTTTCTTGTCCTTGAACGTAATGCCGTAGTAGTAACCACGGCCAGTCATTTTGAAGATGGCGCGGCGGTTTGAGTAATCCGCTGCTTCGTCCGCGACTGCCGGAACCGAGGTGGGACGGATGATGCACTTCCGCAGGTCAAGGCTGCAAAGGCTGCAACCGCGAGGCAAAATGATGCCACCACTGGTCGGGTTGAATGCTTCGAGTTCGCTGTCGGTGGGATTCTTGCCATCGGTCCACTCGGCACTGACGGTGCTACCGGGACCGTTGAGCACATCGATCAGGCCGGGCATCAGCACGATGCTGACCAGATCACCTTCGTAGGCCGAACCGGAGGTTTCCTCCAGATAGGTTTTGCTGGTGATCAGCGCTGCTTCGATGATGGCGCGGTTGATCGTGCGGAACGGACGGCTTGGGGTGTAGCCGCAGACCAAACGCTGATTCTCGACGATTTTGCGCTTGGATTCGATCGTGCCATCGTCGTAATCGTTATACGATCCGGTGACGAAAGTATCGGTTCCGGTATAGGAGTTTACATACAGTACAAAAGGTGCGTTAAGCGGATTGATCTGATTATTGTCGCCAGGCTCGGTCGAGGCGTCACCGACGAGTTGACGTGTCAGGTCATTCAGCGCGGCGATCTGGCTGCGGAACTCACCTTGGGTTGCGTTGATGTCGCTCAGCGAACCATTGTCACCGGCAAATTCCAGACTCGCCACGCTACTTTGGCACTACATGGGGTCATCGTAGCACCGCAGAAATCAGGTTGCTACTTTGAGCTTGATCTCAGATGTAGCAACGAAGTCAGCCGTACCAGCGATGACTTCAGTGGCGCGGGTGTTCAGGCGGGTGTTGGTCAGCAGGATGTCGCACTCGTAATAGACCGATCCGTCGATGCGTGGCGATGGCGCCGAGCGATTCTTGTAGATGTGGAATCGAGCCTTGGTGTTGCACTGATTCTGCGTGAGTAGCACCAGCCTGAGCAGCGCGAGGCCATCTTGCTCGGTATCGACACTGCTGTGCTCAGCAAGGAACTGCAGGCTGCCAGCGCCACGGACCAGTGACTTGACGTGCTCGCCGAAGGTTTCGCCGATTGCAGTGGTGTCGAGGTTGCTGGCATCGATGCTCATGACCCATTCTTCAAGGTCGCATTGCAGCTTCCAGTCGCGGTTTTCGCACACAACGCTGAAGCCAGCGGGCAGCGTGATGACCGATTCGAGGCGCTGCTCAGAATCAGGCAACGTCAACGGCTGGATCGAGTTTGCTGCAGTATTGATTGCGCTGGTGTAGTTCGCGTCGTCGTCGTAATGCGCGACGATGAAATTTGACGGCTTAACGGTGACCAGCGGCTTCTCCGTGCCAGTCTCAGAATGCGCGGCGCCTTCAGTGGTCCAGAGCTTGATGCGATCCAGCACATCGCGGCTCATGTAACCGTCGATCTGTGTGGTCAGACCAGTGGTTGCTGTGGTGTTGTACCAGTCGTCATCACCGGCAAGACCGGGGAATAGCAGATCATCACCACCCTGCGTCACAATCGTGTCGCCCGATTGCGTCAGCAGCGGATAGCCGTAATTGTAGATCGGGCTGGCATCAGTGTCCGCGCCGGTGTAAAACGCACGAGCCGGACCAACATCCCAAGCCGAACCACGATAAAAGCCGTGGCCATCAGGGCAGTCTGCGTAACCGTCGCCATTGACATCAAACGGAATGCCGCCAGCAGCAGCGATGATGATGCGATCACCTGCCCAATAAGCCTGGTTGGCGAGTGAGATGCTGTCAGCATTCAATCGTGCAACAGTCAGCGCCATTGCATCCGGGATCTCCCGGCTGATTTCAAGAACGCCGCCGCTGCCGAGGACTGCCATTAGAAGTTACCGCTGGGCTTGCCACTGACGGTAAAGGAAACAGGAACACTGACCAGATCACCAACGCTGACGCCAACACCAACCTGAGTTAACACCACATCACCGCTGATGTTGCCAAGTGAACTATTGCTATCAACGACAAGCGTGATGCGAGATTCGTCACCGGCATCACTCAAGATGCGGTTCATGATGTCGCGGGTTGCGGTATTGGTGTCGTCGTACAGCAACGTGCCACTGCCGCTGGTGCTGCGGATGCCGTATTCGTAGGTGCGGTCAGCTTGACCGATGCCGGTGGTATCCAGCGCATCGCGGTTGATGTTCAGCGTGACATCACGCACCTTGGCGATTGCGGTGCCGTTGAACCGTAATTCAGCCGTAGCGGAGGTTTTAATCGCCATGACGTGTATCCTTTAGCTCATTCTAAGCTCAGCGGTCAAGCTGACTGTTACGTTGGACCTACCTGGTGCGACGCTTTCGACTTGAGGCGTGGAGCCTTCGGTGAAGCACCAGATCAGTCCAGCACCTGTAGCGCTTGCATCGAGCCATGTGGTAAGCGTGGCATCGGCGCCGTTGAACAGGACACTTGGCAGTGTCAGGCTGTCAACTGAACCTTTTGCGGTGTTGTATGCGTTGAGGATTGCAGATACGTTTGCGTCGCTGATGTTATTGAACTGCAGGCCAAGCGTGGCGCGGCTTGGGCGGCTGCCCCATAACCTGCGAGTTATCACGCCGGACTGAGATGTCTGCGTGGTGGTTTGCCATGCCGGTGCGGTGAAGCTCCTGGCGGTTGGCTCGATACTCGGGAATGTGGTGGCCATCAGTCTTGGATCGTCCAGTTACCGGCAGTGTCGAAACCATCGGCAACTTCCAAGATGCCGGAGCTATTCACGGGCATGTGCATTGCTTCTATTGTAAATGTGCCCTCATCATCTGGCGTGATGCGCTCCACCTGATACACGCGCACTTGTGTACTGGGTAGCTTGACGGTGAAGACAATGCCTGTGGGTGTTGCGGTGTTGCCACTGACGATCAGTGTTGCATCCGCCGGAGCATTACCCTCGGTGCCATCCCAAGCGATCACGTCGTAACTGCCATCGGCGAGCGTGGTTGTGCTCACCAATGCACCTTCGGATGTGACGACACCATTGTTGAACTCGTCATATTCTGTTTCATCCATGGCGACTTTGATGTAATCGCCAGGCGCCAAGCCTGCAGTTAGCCCGTCGTGTGTGGTCTTGAACGAAATCGTGTGCGTTGGGATGCGGCGCATCTTGACCAAGAACTTGGCGGCATCGATCGCATGTGCTCGGCTGGTGCAATACTCCGACATGTCAAGCTGCTCGATCGGATCGGTTGCGGAGCCGGTGGCTTCACGCACCAGCACTTCACGCACCACCGGGAACAGGCCGGGACTGGTCAGGTCGTTGCTGGGGCGCTCTTCGCGGTAACGAACCGAGACTTGGATCGGGTCGCGGTCTTCGGGATCGAAATATTGCAGGCTGAAGCTATCCTGCGCGATGTTGCCTGCGGTGAACAGCCCAGCGATCGACACAGCCGAGAACGAGATCGCAGGCCGCAGGAAGTATTTGCCATCAGTCTCGCCGAACTGCAGCAAATGCGTGGCTGCTAGGTCTGCTGCCCATTGCCGGATGTTGATCGGCTCTGCAACGGCAGCATCGTAGAAATACTTGCGGTCCAGGCACCACTGCGCGGCAGCAGCGAACTCGGTCGTATCGATCATGTAGGACTTGATAAACGAACCAGCGCCGTAGCGGGTGTTCGTCATCAGGTCGTACAGTACATCCGGGAACAAGTGCGTGGCGCCGGAGCCACCGAGCATGAGTGTGCATTCCTTGCCGCCTGTGACGTAGCTGGAGAACTGCGCGAACTGCTGCCATTCCGCTGATGAGCGGATGTTGATGCCGACCAATGCAAGGTCGTCATACAATGGCACGGTGTCATTTGGGACGATCTCGTTGACGTAAACGATTTCGTGCTCTGGGCCGCCTTCCGCTGAGCTGCTGATCTCGGAATAAACAA